GGCAGTGCGTCGAGCCGCACCCGCAGCTTCGTGTCGTTCAAATCCAGCTTTGCGTCGATCAGCGTGTCGCGCGCCGATATCATCCGACCATGCCCCGCCGGTACGGGTTCAAGAGCGAGGCAATGTCCTGCGGCAGCAATGACCCGCCGGGCACGCCGCCGACCCAGAACTCCTGCCGCCCGAGACCCGGCGACTCGGTGGCGCGCAGCATCGGATCGCGCCCGCGGGCAGAAGACTCCATCGTGCATAGATCGAGCACGGCCTGCTGCACATCGGCCGGTATCTCGGCGAACCCGGCGTCGTAGAGCACGGACAGGCCGCCGCCCCCGACCACCCACGCGCGCGGATCGGTGATGCGCCACAGGTGCCCCGCGAGCGGCTCGAGCGCATAGTCGCCCTGAACCAGCCCCGCACCGTCGAGCGTCACCTCCAGGCTTTCCGGATCGACCGGCGCCTGGCTCAACATCAGCGGCTCGCCGGTTATGCCGGCGACATCGGACAGGAACGTGTCGAGGTACGTCTGCAGCGCAAAGATCCGGTTGCAATAGCGTTCCGCCGCCAGGCTCGCCCGCGCGATGACCTTGGTCAGCCACGCATCGTTGGCGACGTCGCCGGGCCGCACCCGGAGTTGCTCGCGCAGATCGTCGAGCGTGACCAGGTTGCGCTCGAGCGCCGGCGTCACGACGGCGGTATAGAGCGGCCTCATTCGGCCGCCTCGATGTGGTACTGCGCGAAGAGCGCGCTGAGATCGAGCGCCGGCCCGATGCTCCCGTCGCTCATCACCGGAACGGCGCGGTAATCGCGCACGTGCCACTCGGCAATAGCCGCCGCCGGCATGCCGCGCTCCCCGCGCGGGCCTAGCTCGCCCCGCTTGCCGCGCTCGCCTGCCTTTGCCGCCAATGCCCAGCCATCGCCCGGCAGCGGCCCCGGCGCATCGCACTTCGCCCGCCATTCGGCGCCGTGCAGGCTCACCACATCGTACTTGCGGTATTGGCGCTCCGGGTCGAACAGTCCGCACACCTCGCCGACGTAGGGCACCTCCCCAGGCGCACCGGGCGGCCCGGCAACGCCCTGTTCGCCCGGCGGCCCCGCTACCGTCTCGCCAGGTTCCCCACGCTCTCCACGCTCGCCCTGAGGCCCCGGCGGCCCGTCCTTAATCCCCGCCAACCTCTCCGCAACGGCACGCTCGACGCGCAGCTCGAACTCGGCCTCCTGCGCGCGCAGCCGCTCGGCCTCTAGCGCAAAGCGCAGCATCAGGTCGCGCTCGATGCGGGCGGCGATGGCGCCCAACTCACCACCGAGCGAGGCTGCCAGTTCGTCAAACGCCGGCATAGCTCTTCCGCATTGCCGCTACTCCGACCGCCTTGGCCGCCTCTACGTCCTGCGTCTCGTTGGTGTTGGCGGCCGGCGCATCCGGTCCTGGCGGTGCGGCCGGCGCATTCGGTCGCGGCGAGGACGGCGGCGGTTGCGACCACGCTTCCAAAGGCACCACCTGTTGCTGAACCCTCGGCGAGTCGCCGTCCTCTACCGCCGGCAGGTCTTCCAGCGCCCTTGCTTCGTTCGGGCTGTAAATCCCGCCCTGCACCGCCTGCGCGAGCGCCGCGACACGGTCCTTTTGGTTGGAGCGCAGCAGCACCGCGGTATCAAATTCCAAATACTCGGTCGGGTATCCCGGCAGCCCGAAAAACCGCCCGATGCCGTCCTCGACGTGGTTGAGCGAGAACCCCAACGCACCCGATACCCAGAAGCGCATTTGATCTTCACCGCCCGCCTGCATCTGCGCGCCCCACAGCGACAAGAGCGGCAGCGGGATGCGATATGCGGTGGCGATCCGCCCGTCCGCGATCTGCAGCAACTCGGCGAGCTGGGCGTCCCGCGAGGTGCTCGACACTTGCTGCCACTTCAGCCCGGACGACAGGATCGGCGTGCCCCCGGCATTGGCGCCGGTGGTCCGGTCGAGCCACGCCTCGCGGATCTCCGCCGTCTGCCAGCTTTCGAGCTGCTGGTCGGTGGTGAGGACGCCGCTCGGCTTGGCGGCGTTTTGCGCAAAGTCGAGCGCCTGCCGAACCATGCTATTGCTCGCCGCGATATCGAGCATCGCGTTGGTCAGGGGCGGCACGCCCTTTAGCGGATCGCCGTCGCGCGCATCGAGCTTGATGTGCAGCACGTCGCGCGCCGGCACGGCTTTGGCCGCTTCCTTGGTCAAGAGCCGCTCGACCACCGGGTTGCCCGCGATCGAATAGAAGACCTCCCCATTGCCGGCGATCCAGGCACCGCAAGAGGAACTGCTCATTAGGTGCAGTGCGTCCACCTCGTAGCGGTTGTTTCGCGTCGCGTAGGCATAGGCATTGCCATCGCTGTAGAGCGCGCCGACCAAATTCAGGACGAAATCGCTGCCGCTCTGGTAAGCGTTCGGCTTGGCCATTACCCGCGACAGGGCTGAGTTCGTCACCCGCTCGCGCCCGCCGTCGCCGGTCGAGCGCCAGTGGGTCGGCGGGCACATGGCCGCGGTCTGGCTGTAGGCGGCGATGCACGCATGCACCAACGCCCCGCCGCCGACCCGGATCGGGTCATAACCCAACTGCCAGAAATTCGCAGGCCACGAGGGCGGGATATACCCCCCCGTCGCCAGCGTGACCGGCGCGGCCTTGGCGCGCGGGCGCAGGATGCGTTGCAGCACCCCGCCCCAGGCAGGCGCCATCAGGGCCACCTGAACGGCGTGTCGACCGGCTTCCACAGTCCGGTCCTGGCATGGAGTTCCCGCCGCCGCTCCTCCCGATGCAGGCGAGCCCTTTCAGCTTTTCTGGCGTCGGCCCGGAGAAGCAACAAGCCGACCAAGCCAACGGGACTGCCAACAATCAGGAAAAGGCTGATGAACGCGGCGGCGATCCGCATCATCCGGCCGCCATGCGCGAGGCTAGCGCTTATCGCTGTCCGGCGGCCTCGGCACGGTTCGCTCTGCCGGCCGCTGTTCCGGTTGCGGCCGGTGTGCCGCGGGTACGGTCGGTGCCTGCGCCCTCGCGTCTCTCCGCTCAATCGGCTCCATCCTGCCTTCGCCGGATACGAGGTATTCCTGCTGTGCGGCGACGGTCGGCATCTCCGGCGCGGCCCCCGGACTCTTCTCGTCCGGGTGCAACAGGCCGAGCTTTGTCAGGTCGATCTCCTCCTGGGTCGGCGTCGGCACCGCGCTTTCCGTGACCTTCAGCGTCAGGTTCGTCAGTGCCGCCCGCCGCTCCTTCTGCTGGTCGTATTCCGACCTCGCGGCCTGCTGCTGTTCCGTCAGGTTGGTCTGCACCGTTGTCTGCATCCGTGTCCTCCTTTGTGACGATGCGCCGGGCGAGACGTCTGCCTGGCGTCCGCCATCCGTATCTGCGGGATGTCACGTCACCAGGTCACGCCCGTGACCCATGCAACTGAGCCTGTCCTTAACAAGGCCCAGTTCATCGGCAGGATCATGCGGAGCGCCAGGGAGTCGGTTTGAAAAAGTGAGCGACTCGGACTGGCTACTACGCCCGAGCCCTGAGCCCCTGTTACCAATTGTAGTGGGCTAGTATCCTCATAATGTAACGTAGCTTGATCCGAGACATCGAACCTGGGGCTATCGCCCTGCACCACCATCAGATCATCGGCATTGATCAGGATCACCATTCCGGCCGGCACCGTCGACGACACAACGACCGGGTAGGACAGCAGCCGGTTATTGTTGACCTCCGTCTGAAACGGGAAATCGCCGCCGGCATTCTGTGTAAGCGATATCGCGATTTGCTGCACCGGGTTCATGATCCACACCGGCGAGCGCAGCGCATTGACGCCGGCGAGCGCGCCGACCAGTGCCTTGACGTCGGCGACCAGCGCAGCAAACCCGCCGCCCGCGGTCGGTGTCAGACCGGCGACGCCTGCCCTGATCCCGGCCGGGCGGATCGAAGTCGCCGCCACGTTGTCGATAAACACCGTATCGACCGCGATCCCGGTGTCGTCGACGATGAGATGGCGCAGGATCATCTCGATTTCCGGCGTCGAATGCTCGGCGATCTCGCGCGTATAGGACGTGATGACCGCGAGCTTCTTGAGCCCGATCGCCACCGTGGTGAACGCCGCCTGCTTGACGGGAATTGGGCTGCCCTCGAGCACGAACGATCCCGCCACCGTCGGCGTCGTTGCCCGCGTCGGCATGCTGATCTGGCCGTAGCGCCCGAGCGTTATCTGCATCCCGCGCGAGGCGACCGGCTGAAACACGCTCCCGGCCATGATCTGGTTGACGAACTCGCCCTGCCCGGTCACCGCCAGTTCGGCCGCCCAGCCCGCCGTCGTGGTCGTGGCCGGCGCCGTTGCGGCGCGCGTGATCCACTCGTGCACGCCGCGCGTTGCCTCGAAATCGCCGTGCGAGCCGTAGTGCTCCTCGAGGATCGCCTCGGCCGGCCGTTTGGTCACGAATGCCAGGGTCTTGGCCAGGAAATGCCGCACCACGTAGTCGCCCGGCTCGGCCGCCTTGCGCTTCGGTTGCGCCCAGGCTTTCGGCGCCGATGCCGGCAAGCGCTCCGCCGGCGGGTAGACCGTGATCCGCTCCTTCGGCACGGTGATCGGCGCGTTCTCGCCGAGTGCCTTCTCGGCCTCGGTCCAGGCGAAGATCTTGCCCTTGACCTCGCCGATGCGCGCCGTCAGGTCGGTGACCCGCGCCACGTCCTCGGCGTCCGGCAGGCTCGCCAACTGGTCCTGCAGCGTCACGACTTCCTTTTGCGCGCTCTCGATGCGCTCGCTGTAAAGCATCTTTCGGTTTCCTGATTTGGCATTGTCGTCCCTGGCGTGCGCGCCGGTTGAACCGCTGATGCGTGACCGATCCTCATCAAAGGCGTGCTCGCCGAAGATCAGACTCCGCGTCTCGCGGGAGAGGCCGAGCGCCTTGGCCGTCGCCAGTGCGTTCGGGTTGGCTGGAACCGACACCAAGCTGCACTCGACCAGCTCGGCCTCGGTGAAACGAATGCCGCCGGACTTGCCGAGCGGCTCGAAACTGTCTGAATGAAAACCGACACTGACGGCACGCAGCACGCCGGCCTCGACCGCCTG